GTTGCTGTCCCCATTCTTGCCCGGCGGTGTCTTCGGTGAGGGATTGGTGTCCGAACGACGCGCTGATGGTCCCTGCCGTTCAGCGCCCGAGGTCTTCACCGACCGATTCTCCCGAACGGCGAGACTCGTCTTCCCTTTGCCTCTGGCCATGCTACTGGCCCTCCTTTACCCCTGTGGCGGCGCCTGAGCGCCACCCATCGCCATTGTAGCCATCGCGTCACGCCGTAACGCGGCCGTCTGCAAGCCGCCACTCACGATGCCACCCACCGCCGAATTCGCCGCCATCGGCATCGGACCGGCACCAGCAAGTTGCCCGGTCGGTGCGCCTGCTCCACCAGGCGCCGGCAAAGCAGCGGTCGGCGTCCCGTCCGCTGTCGCCTGGCCAGCCTGCTGAGCCTGGAACAATTCCCGCATGCGTTCGTCACCGATCTCCTGCGCCGCGAGTTCGTACAGGTATTGCTGCCCTTGCGGAGTCTCAAATAGCAGCCGCTCGACGAGAATCTCGATCATCGTCTCGTCTGGACTCTCATCTGCCATGCCCTTCTCAAGAGCCTGACGCAACGGAATGCGGTGCTCGATACTCCACTGCATCAACATTTGCGCATAGGGGAGGTTCTCACCAGACTCCGGCGGATACTCCGCATCGAAGTCGTACACTCCGTCCGTCATATCCTGCGTCAATTCGAGAGCCTGCCGCATCACGCCCTTGACGCCTTCGGGCCTGACTGACACATACACCGGCACGGTTGTCTTGTAATGCTCGACCAGCCGATCGCCAATCTCCGCCGTCATCTCGCCCACGAACTCCGCAGCTTCTAATGCACCGTCCAGTACGTCGCTGTACGCGTCCTCCAACATCGCACGGATAAGGCTACGATCGTGACCGGAGGTTGCTCCCACTCCACCAGCCGCGGCACTGTTCGGACCTTCTTCTTTGACTGCGCCCATCATCAATTCGAGCAATTCTGCCGAATCGTGGTTCACCCCCGGATGCACGGCCGGAGTCGCCTTGCCGGCGATGTACTGCGCTTTCATTGGCCGGATATCCAGCTTGCGAGGCCGGCCCTTCTCCATCACCAGCTCCGGCGGCGCCTCCGTATTGGCCTCAATAAACCAGCCACCGTAGGCAAACTCCCAATGGTGGGCGAGCTTGGCCGTAGCAAGGTTGTTCATGCCCGCGAATACGCTCAGGAATGGCCACAAGAACGGTACGCCGCGGAGGTCCGGGTCCGTCTCGGAGGCGAAGTTCGCACCCCAGCACCAGTAGCCTGGTAGTCTGCTGATGCCGAAGTCTGCCTCGAGGTCCACCACCGCCTGACGTTCGGTGCCGTCCACGATCTTGTTGGCGATGGTCAGGTTGTTACCGTCCATCGCCGGTGCGGTAGTGCCCTGGCCTACGTAGTAGACGACTCGTCCAGGTTGCCAAAGCTCGTATAGCGTAAACTGAGGGTAGAGCCCTCGGGTCCGCTGATAATCCGGGTCCTGTCCAACTCCAACGTGACCGTCACCAAATCGCCATCGATAGCCACGCGCCCGGAGATCCTCTTCCGAGTACTGGGATCGGACAATAAGTCCATCAAGTCGATGTCCAGGTCCGAGGACAGGGATTGCCTGATCCACTCCAATGACCCGGATAACAATCGGTATGTTTCGGGCTTTCCAGTCGACGAGATACTCGTCATACGCTTCCTTGCTCTTACGCTTGTTGACCTGGAGTTTACCTTTGACAGATGGTGATTCCGCGTCCAGTCCGTCACGGTTGCGAGCAAACAGACTGCGAACATCGCCCGACTCGGAATCGAGGAACTCCGGCCAGTTCTCCCACCCGGCCGGACTTGGAAAGCACAAAACCGCGGCACACCCCTGGTTGAACAGCATGTCGACCAGTGGCCGCCACCAGGCGCCATGCTGATCCTCGATCGTCTCCAGTGCCGCGTTCACCCACAGTGCAAGCTCCGATGCTTTGCGCCTCGAGGTCACGCTCTTGCCGATGGCAGTCCGCCGCAATCTGGGCCGCTTGTGACTGAGCAGCTGCACCGTGTGGAGTGCCAATGTGACCGCGTGCGGCAGCTTGATGCCCATCTTCGCGGCCTCGGCAAAGTCTTTGGGCACCACTGGATCGACCTTGCCAGCCAGCCAGTCGCGTACCGCCTTGGTGCGACTCCGCGTCTCCTGCATCTCCTGGTACCGACTACGCCAGAGCTGCGCCATCTGTGCCGGCGTGGGAACCGGCGTGTCAGCCATCGTCCTCGCCCGTCAACATGGCCTCAAACGCTCTACGACGTTGCTCAGCCACGTCCTCGGGTGTACGAGTCCGGTACGCGCTAGTCGGGCTGCGCATAGGCTGCGACTCGTCTCCGTGCGACAGCGGCACGGTCTGGTTGATGATGTCCCAGCCCGGCTTGCGAAAGTCGAAGTGCGCCACCATGTACCGCGTGGCATCCATGCCGTGGTCGTTCAGCTTCAGCGGAGCATCGGCCAACGCCGTACCGTCCGGATTGAGCTTGGCCTGAGCCTTGTCCCAGACGTAGGACTCGAATTCTTCCTCCGTGCAGGTCGGCAGCTTATGCTCAGCTAGGGCAGCGTCCCGCCCGACCCTTGCTCCTGCCAGGTAGGCGATACGCGGCCGTCCGTCGCCCGCCCGACGTAGACGAGCCGCGACCAGTTGGATTCCTGGGCTGACATCTTTTCTCGCGGCGGTAGTGCCGAGCTCGACGGCCGGCCAGTCGACGCAGTTGCATCGGAGGTGTCGCTCGAGGGTGGCGCGGTCTTCCGCATCATGGTCGCAGACAATCGCATGGATCGTTTCGCCCGCAGATAGTTCTCGTATGCGGTGCGCGTGGTCTTCGACAAGCGTCTGCGTCTGGTAGATTTCGCGGTAGCGATAGAGTCTGCCGTCCGGATCGCGAGCCCACCACTGACAGACAAACGGGTTCGTATACCCGAAATCAATGCTGAGCCAGCGATCCCAATCAGCGCCAATGCTCCAATTGCCCAGATGTACCGCCGGATCGTAGCCGTCATAGATGACCCCTTCCGCAGCTACCCAGAGTCCAAGACGGAGCCGTTTGTACCGTACACCGGTCAGTGCGTCCAGCACGGCTATTCGTTCGGGAGTGATCGACGGGTTATCGGCGTGACGCGCCTCGAGCAGCTTCAGTTGACCGCGGGAATGGCGCTGCTTGATCCAGTGCGACGATGCGTCCGGATTCGTGTCGCCCAACAACTGGTGCCAGGGCATGTTGCCGGCGCGACCTGAGCAACGGGTGGACAATTCCTCCCATTCCGACTCGCTGATCTCGCGCGCCTCCTGGACGTAGATCAGGTCATACTCGGTGGACATGATGCGCGTTTTTTCTTTGTCGTCGCCGAGGCCACCGGTGACGATTTCCGAGCCATTGGGGAAGCGATAAGCGTGGCGCTGCTCCCGCTGCGGGCCCTGGAGGACCGGGGAGTGATCCGGGACCACGTAGCGTTCGAACGTGACCATGGCGGACTCGGTGAGGGATGCGCGGGTCTTTCGGGTCATCAGCATGCGAGACCGCGGGTACTTGGAGGCGAGCAGGTACATCCGTTCGAGAATGCCGCGAGATTTTCCGGTGTCGGCCGGACCGGAGACGATCAGTTCGGGCGAGTGATCGTAGAACATGGTCTCGATCGCGCCGTAGGGCGTGTACGGCTTCTGTGCCGGACGAGCGAGCTGACTCGGGGGTGTGGGGGCGAAGCGCCCCACTGTCGTGGTGGTCACACGCGCTCGAGATCGACGCCGACGTAGGCTTTGATCGTCTCGCCGAGGGTGGTGATGTCCATGTGCTGCTGGGGCTTGCCGTAGGCGTACTCGGCGAGGAGCTTCAGGGCGAACTCGTTCTGCTGCGCGGCCATGTTCAGCAAGTGACCGATTCCCTGAACGTCCATGAAGGCTTTTGCCTGGGCACGGAAGTCGTGATAAGCCCTGGGCCGCCCACCGCCCTTGTTGCCTGGAAGGAAGCGCCCTTTGTGGTCATGGCCGTTTGTTTCCGTTTGACGGGCTGACATCAAAAAAGCCAGCCCCACAGCGAGGGCTGGCCTTCAGGGATCTCCTGGTAGGTCGAGTTGAGGGACAGTCTAGCGCAAATCGTCGGTGTTGACGTGAGGATACGCCTCAAGGAACTCGGGACGGAGAGCTGGACCGTCCCAGTTGAAGGTGAGATGACCGCGGGGAGCCACGTTGACGCGATCGGCGTTGGCCAGGACGAAGGCGACGATGAAGGCGGCACGGCCGACGAGCTGATGGTGCTGACCGTCCCAGTGCTGGACGCTGAGGATCAATCGTCGGCCGTTGGAGGTCATCGATTGCAGTCTGGGCAGGGAAACGCCTTGCCGAAGTCTGGGTGACCGACGGGTACGTCTTTGCGAACGAACCACTTGCCACCGCAGTGATAGCAATCGCCCAGGTCGTAGCGGCTATGGGTTGGCAGGATGGGCTCCTTGACGATGCCGGCGTGGACGATTTCGTCTTTGGCCAGGTCTTTGGCAAGCCACGCCTCGAGGCGTGAACGATCGGGCACGGTGGCGGTTTCGAAATAGCGCGACCAGGATTGCTCGAAGGACGTCTCGTCGATGAAACGGCTGCGCCAGGCGATCGCGATGGAACGGGCCTCATCAGCCGTCACCGGGATCGTCTCCGTTCAAAGAATTTTCGATTGGCTGGCCCGGCATGGCCTGGCTGGCCCGTTCCGAGGCGATGTGCCGTTCGTGCTCTGCCATGAGCGAGGCCATCGACGAGAACCCATTGGGCGTAGGTGGATCGGGGCCGGCCTCGCGCGCGTACGCCCCCGCGTGCACGCGGGGGTAGCCTGGCGAGCCTTGGCGAGCCAGCCTCTTCTCTTCTCTTCTCTTCTCTTCTCTAGACTGCTTACTGTGCTGACCGAGGTCTGTGACGTCAGGCTGACGGTCATCGGGCGTAAGCGCTGATGCGGGCTGACCATCAGCGCTGACAGGTGATGACAGTAAGCGCTGACGGTGACGAACCTGGGCAAGGCGGTTGGACTCGCGACGGAGTTCACGCTGGCCGTTGAGGCTGCCTGCGAATTCGTACCAGTCGTGGATTACCAGACCACTTTCGCTCCGGTCCAGAAAGCCTGCGTCGACCAGGGCACCGACGAACATGGACGCCTGTCTGATGGGCCATCCGGCGGCCTCCGCAATGGTGGTGTCCGACACGTTACCCAGGCAACCATCCGATTTCGTGTTATCGAGTGCCCACCACCACAATTCGTGTAGGTGACCAATTAACTTGTGGCGATCCACCTTCAACGCCGAAACAACCGCAAGCGTCTTGTGGTGTCGAGATAAGGATTGGTGCGACTGAATCCAGGCCATCACATGTACCGTTCACTCCGACGCCTGAACGCCACCGACTGCCAATATACTTCGAGGTCTACCGCAATCTGAGCTAGAGCAACGCGCACCTGAATGCACGACCGATTGCAGCCAAGTCCCTCAAGAGCGTGCAATGGACAGAACCCACCAGGCCAGCCTGGAACCACTAGCACGCGTGGCGTCATGCTTAGAACGCCTCCTGCTCCGGCTGGCCCTCAATCCCGGCTTCCCATGCCCGAATCCGACCGGCAAGATCGTCATTCGCCTGAGCGATGACATCCTCACCGGAGCGCTGCGGCAGCACGGGCACGCCCTGAATGCCCAACTCCGCGGCCTTGTTCGTGAGCCGCCGGTTCTCCTGCCACAGATCGCTGCGTGAAGGACGACGCACAGAAGCTGGTGGGGCCTCTGTGCGTCCCTCAAGCTCCGCCGCGGGGGGATCGGCAGAGCGATCCTCGATAACTTCGCCACTGGTCGTGTCAACCGCGTCACCCGCAGCGTTCAGCGCGCGCTGGGGCGGCAGATCAGCAAAGGCCGTATTGTCATGGTCAGCCCCGAAGACCTCGGTGTAGCGGCCGGCCAGGGCGATCTGCTGCTGCCGCCACTCCAGGTCGACAGCCGCGAGCTCTAGGTCGTTGGTTTCCTCCGGGAACGCGCGTTTGAGCGCGATCCCTTCCGCGGTCTTGCCGAGCATATGCGCCGGCTTCGTCTTCCAAAAGGGAGCCAGTTGTTGCTTGCCCGTCTTGTTGCCCTGACGGTCGTACTCGTCGACGTACTGAGCCCACTCCTTCCATGTGGCCGTCGCCCACAGCCAGTCAGTCCAGCCGCGACGCTTGACACCGACCTTGGCGGCCCTGGGGGGGGCGTCCTCATCCCAGAATTCACGCCACACGCCATCCGCGCCGCAGTACAGGTAGGGCGTGGCACCACCATACGCCCGCGACCGCTGGGCGATTAGCCGCAGGCCATCGATCGATACCTGCGGCGTCATGACCTCTTTGCGCAGCCGCGAGTCCCACCGCTTGATGAAATAGATTTGCGGAGGCTTGACCAGGGGATCGAGACGCGATCGCTGACACACCAGCCCGATGTGCTCGAGTTCCGCGTCGGTCATCGGTTCTTTCCAACCGCGGCCGATCTGCTCCTTGAGCAGCGTCAGTCGGTCCTCTCCGAACACGCTGAGCGCGATCGGTACACGCGTGGCGAGCGCTGTCGATGGTTCAGTTGTTGTCATTGAGTCCTCCCATTCGCTTCAAATTCCAGCACCAGATTTCGTACGCCAGCCTTAACGCGCACCACAGGCGGCTCCAGCCGCACATACTCCGAGCTGTCGTCGACCAGCCACCCACCACGGACCAGCGCGTCCAAACTCGCCTTCAAAACGCCGGTGCACAGGTTGTCCTGGTCCCTGTGGCGTTCCTGCGGGTATGTAAAGGTCGGCCGGATAGTGACCAGCCCGGACATCTTCGGTAAGTTCTGAGTGAACGCCTCGACCCATACCCGCTGATGCACGGCCGTCCGCGCGAGATGCGCTTGTGCCCAGTGCGATCTACCATTCGGCGATAGACTTCTAGCAACCACCGGCTGTGGGAAGTCCCTGATTTCAAGCCGGGCGGTCGTCACGCCACGCCCTCATCGAACGGGACCGCCTGGTGTCGCTTACGTTTGGGTGACTTCTGTACCGCTGGCTTCGGCTGCATCAGCAAGAGGTCCAGTGTCTCGCGCGTAATCGAGTCGAGGGTGGCAATAACCGCGACACCCGGAATCTGTCTGATGGCGGCGTAAATGCCGTTGACGCGCGACGGATGCAGATCGCCTTCGAGAGTGACCACGAGTGCGCGCCTCATGCCGGAGCTTCCAGCGTTGCGGTGTTGGCGCTCTCATTGCCCCAGACGTCCCAACCTAGGCGGTGACGGCGCGCGAACAGTTCGACTCGGGGTTCAGGGCTGATCGTCTCTACGAAGTCGATAAATGCTTCGGGCTTCGCTGAGTGCCCGTGGGGGTTAGCGAACAGCACGGTCGGCTGATAGCGAGCCAGCGGGAAATCACAACGTCGGAAATAGCCGAATAAGACTGTCTGTGTCCGATGCGCGAAATATGCCCCGAAGCCGCTAGGCTTCACCCATGTGACCGGTGCTAAGTAGGTAAACCCCCACGCCTTCATCACGTCGAATCCATCACGAAGTGTTGCGTTGGTCGTCCAGAGCCATAGATGTGCGCCTCGTTCTGCAATTTCTGAGATTGGCAACCGGCTGATAGCATCCACACCCATAGTTCCGTAGGGCAGACTCGAAGCACGCGAATGCTTCGAGTCTGCCCACCTGCCGATAGTCGACTGCGGCCACGGCGGATCGACCACGATGGTGCGGTACTTCACGCGACCCTGCCTTCCGCGTCCACCAGCGGCACGATGCGGTACCACCCGGCGCGATGCGGGCTGCCCTGGCGTGTGTCGATCTGCCAACCAATCGGCGCCAGCTTGCGACGGATACGTGAGATGTTGCAGCGCAGCATGTGTCGCGACGCCGCGAACAGCCCCGCGTCTTCTGTTTCAGCATCGCCCCAGACCGCGCGTACCAGCGTCTCCTGCGATACCCATCCGTTGGCCAGGTGCAGTACCCGCAGGATGCAGCGTTCGTTAGGAGTGAATGCCGAACTCACCCGTAGCTCCTGGCCACCGGTTCGAGGTCACTGTCGAACGCGAACCGGGTATGCGCATTCTCGCCTTTGCCAGCCGTGAGCATGTACGCCGGCTCCCGGTCGGTGTGCCAGAAGTCGCGCCTTACGACCGTCCACACCGTTTGCTTGCGTGTAGAGCTCTTGACCCAGACTCTATTTCCGGGTTGGAATCGCGCCGGCCCGAGCAACGCATCGATCAGCAACGTCACGTGAGTAGTTCCAGTTCGACCACTGCGTAGTGTCCAGCGATTGTGGTGATGTCTAGATGGTCCTCCACAGTGTCATACTGGACGACAATCCAGT